CTAAAATTGGGCAGAAGTGGTACAGGCGAATGAAGAAGTATTGGAAGGATGACAAGTGGCTGCTCATCACTAAACCAGATGGTTCTTACGATATGAAAAAGTTCGTCACAACCACTCTGAATTATGACTACGACATTAAGATAACTGCTGGCAGCACTATGCCGGTTAATAGGTCAGCTATGCTTGATTTGATGATTAGGCTTGCTCAAACACCTATGCCAGATGGTATGCCTATCGTTGATAGAGAGGCAGTTGTTCAATACTTACCCGAAGAAGTCAAATCTTCAATGCTGCGTAGAATGAAAGGTCAAAATCAGAACTTGGCACAGTTGCAGCAAGCTGTTCAGCAAATGGGTAAACAAATGCAGCAGTTCATGCAGCAAAGTGAGCAGAGAGATAATGAACAAATGAACTTGATTCAAGAGTTAATGACTGCTGTAGAAAGCTTAAATAAGCAGATTATACAGCTACAGGACAAGCATGATAAAATAGAGAACGAGAGAATCCAGATGGAAAAAGAAAACAAGCTGCGTGATGAAGCATACAACAAAGGATTCACTGATGCCGAAAGAATGTACTCAAGAGAAGAACAACCTATAAGTATTAAGGAAATGGAAGGTGTTGCAGACCAGCGACTACCAGAAGAAATACTAACTGGACTCGAAAACATGAGTGATGATGAATTATCACTGCTGCTGATGGAAAATCCAGAAATACAAGAAATGTTAAGATAAATTGGAACACTCCGCAAGGAATTCCAAAAGGAGGTTTTTAATTGAATATCGATGAGTATCGGGCTATGAAAGCTCAGATGCAACAGGAGGAAGCGACTCAGCAAAATGAGCAAACGCCAAATCCTACTCCACCCAACACTTCTACTAAACCATCCGATACCAAAACCGATGAAAAACCACCTGAAAACAACCCTCAAAACCCCAAACCATCCGAAACTCCTTCAAAATCACCCGAAAACCAAACCGAACAAACACAAACCAAAATACCCGAAACAATTTACCTAGAAGGCATAGGTGAAATCACAATCGATGAGCTTCGCAAAGGATATTTACGCAACAAAGATTACACGCAGAAAACCCAGGAACTATCCAGACAGCGTAAAGAGGCCGAAGAAGCAATCGAATTTGTAAAACAAATCAGAGAAAATCCAGAGGTACTTCAAAGGATAGTAAATGGTCAGAAACCTCAACAAATCGACCCTCTTATCCAAAAGATTCTTGAACTAGAAGCTACGATATATGACATGAAGGTTGAAAGAGAAATTGAAAGCCTTCAGCAAAAATACGATGACTTTGATGCTCGTGAAGTATTAGAAATAGCTCACGATAAGAAAATCCTTAACCTTGAAGATGCTTACCTTTTACTCAAATCAATGAAAAAGCCCGCATCCGAAACCAATCTCAATATTGATGAATTAAAACAGCAAATAAGAAAAGAAGTTCTAAAAGAACTTGAAGCTGAGGCTGAAACAACCAGAACTATTATTACCCCTGGTAATGATGGAGCTGTTTACGAAGACAACACCCCTAAACTAACCGAACAAGAAATGAAGGTAGCAAGGCATATGTTTAGGAATTCAAAAGACCCTTATGCGGAATATGCGAAGTGGAAAAATATGAAGACTTAAAGGGGGAAACACGCAATTATGAAATTAGAAAGAGCATTTGATTTACAGCTATTCGCAACTCCTGTGCAGCCCACTGTAGATAATACTTTTAATTATACTGTCTCCGATAGAGACAATGTAGAGAACTTCGGTAAACTGTTAGAACCTGGGCTGCGTAAAATCTTTTTCGAGACTTATGACGAGATACCCGAACAATTTCCCAAGATTTATAATGTGATGGACTCTGAGAAGGCCGTCGAACACGATTGGGGAATGGGTGCGTTTGGTGATTGGACTAAACGTGAAAGCCAGCTTGATGAAGTCGCATACGTAACCTTAGACCCTGGTTTGGACAGAACCTACAAACATGATGCATTTACCCAGGGCTTTATGGTCACTCGTGAAATGTATGATGATGATATGTACAGTCAGATTGAGAAGTTGCCCAAAGCAATGGCTCGGTCTGGTCGTGCCAAGGTTGAAAAGGATGCTGTCAAACCCTTGCTGCAAGGATTTGCCTCATCTAATGTTACGATTTATGATGGCAAACCGCTGTTTGCTAATGACCATCCGCTGTTAAACTCCACTGGTTTGGGTAAAAACCTTATCACTGGCCCTCTGAATGAAGCCAACCTGAAAGCCGGCCTGAAGCTGATGAGAGAAACTCCTGACGAGGCTGGTAACCTAATTCAGATGAGAGCAACTAGACTTATCGTTCCTCCTGCACTGGAAGATACTGCGATTCGGTTGCTGAAATCTGCACAGCTGCCTGGTACTGATTTTAACGATACTAATAAGTTCCTCAACTCTTATGGTATCGAAATTGTTGTACTAGACTATCTTAGCGCGGCAGCCGGTGGTTCTGACACTGCCTGGTTTTTACAGGATGGTGCAAGACATCAACTGAATTTCTTCTGGCGTAAACGGCCTGAGTTCAAATGGGAGGAAGATTTCGATACTTTCGTTGCTAAGTATCGTGGATATATGCGGTACTCCTACGGCGTATCTGATTGGAGAGGTCTGGTAGGTTCTGAGGGAATCGAGGATGCTGGAGATTAATAAATGGGGCGATAAAGCCCCTTAATCTTTGATAACGATTTGCTTCTAAGCAAATAAATAACAGGGGTGAGGGTAACACCTCACCTCTTTTAGTATAAGGTGGTAAAATGCAGAATTTGAAAAATATCGATGAACCTCTAAATGTAACCGAAAGGTATTTATATAACATCAACATACGCCTAAATATTCTCATCGAAATGATGAGTAGTTTTTTAGAAGCGTATGCAGCTCAAAACAACATTGCTATAACTAATAACAAAGTTGTTGAAAAGAAAGTAGAAAAGCCGAAGAAGAAAAAGAAGACTGAGTAAATGGGGTGATAAGTTGCAGCGATTAAAGATAGTTGCTAGGGTACGTTCATTAACGAGGGATTTTACGAACTCCATATTTCGTGAAAATGACATCGTTGATTTTATCAATGAAGCTATAGATAGGTTTAGACAAACCATCCCTCAATTAAAAAATATGAAGCATTTGCTGACTCCAACTTCTGAACCCTCCATGCTGCCCGAACAATATCAACACTTATTGGCTGTTTATGCTGCTGCAAGATGTTTCAGCCAAGATGAAAGACATTACCAAGCAACCACTTTGATGAATGAATTTGAAGTTAAGTTAGAAGAAATGCGGTCGCTTGTAGAAAGTGGACAAATCGTTATAGTTGACCCCACAACTGGTGAAGCAATAGAAGATGAATACGCTGTAGATTATGTTGATTTGAGGCCTTATTGGGGCAAAACAAGGCTTGATGATGAAGGGGTGTTTTAATGGCTTACATACAAAAGAGCAAACCTCCTGTCAACAAAATATACAGCTTTTCATTTAAGGACTTCTCTGGTGGCTTAAATAACGCTTCTGACCAATTAGATAACAATGAATTGAGTAATGTGTTGAACATGATGTTTTGCGACGAAACATTGTTGGAAAAGCGTAATGGTCAACAGTATTATGATGAGTTGAAATTAGATGGCCCAATATTACACATCGATTATTTAAGGCCATATACAGACGAAGATAAGTTAATCAGAGCAACAGACAAAAAAATGTACGTTGGTTCTGACCTTGTTAAAACGCTGGCTGGGGAAATGACCGGTGTTAATCATATGAACCAATACATTTTTGCTGATGGGAATAAATTATATGCTTATGGCAAGTTTCCACAAGCTTCTAAATCGCCGTATGTTGAAGTAATTGGTACTGCTGTAAATGATTATGTTGTGATGGAAATAGTGAGTCCTGCTGATAATCATGCAAAACTTGATAGTAATCACGTTACAGGTGTTACCAAGTACAATTACACAAATATGACAATAACATACGAACCCTGTGAATTTGAATATGCTGATGCTTACCAAGGGGCAAATAAAGTGCCTACAGGTGTTAAATTCGTTGTATCTCACAAGGGGCGTTTATATTTATCTGGTAGCAGCAAGGACAATGATAATGTGTTCATATCAGCTGTAAACAATCCTTATTATTATCCTGTCTCATTACCTATTCAATTGCCTCCAAACTCAGATTACATCGTTGGTATGCACGTATACAACGACGGTGTAGTTGTAGGTCGTAGGGACGATATGCACATAATCGTTGGAGATACCAATAATCCTGCACTGGGTCTTGATGTATTTCAGCGAATACAACTCAATACACACACTGGTTTTGCCAATCATAAAGCAATCGATATTGTTGATAATTACCTTTTCTACTTAGGTGATGATGGCAAAGCCTATGCTTTGTACGCTTCACGTTATGACGAAAACAACCTTATGACTGTTAGTATCAGCGACAAGCTTGATTTGTTCAAACCCCCAATCAACCTGGAAAAGACCGATATAACCGAAGCTTGTTCAATATTTTTTGATAATATGTGGTACTTATCTATCAAAGATGTGGTGTTAATATACTCGTTCAAAAAAAAGGGTTGGACACTATATAGAGGTTTGAACGCACGGTCATTCTTCAATGACAAGAGGACACTCATATGGGGGAATGAAGAAGGAAGGATAGCCAAGCACACAGATGACTATTTGGACTTTGGAGAACCATATCAGGCATTTATTCATAGTAAACGCTTCGATATGACCGAACCCAATACTTATAAACATTTCCGTGACTTTTTCTTAGTTGTCCATGTGTATGACGATAGAAAGACCAACATCAACATCGTTTACGAGATAGATTATTCGGATGTTAAAAGTGGAGCAAAAGTAGAACAACACAAATCAGTATTTGGAAAGACAAAATGGGGCGATAGGTTTATAAATCGCAATGTAGTTGAAACCGTTCCCATAACGATTGGACAGCGAGGCAGAAACTTTGTATTCAAAATATCTAATGGATATTATGTGTCTGAAATTATAGACTCTGTTAATGATTTGGATTCTTTATTGGGTAAGAAA